CGGCTATATCCCTAGCAGCCGCATCCTCGGCCTGTCCAAAATATCCCGGTTGATAGAAGTGTTCGCGCGCCGCCTAACGGTGCAGGAGCGCTTGACAGTTAGCATCGCTCAGGCTCTAATGGACGGGCTGGATGCGCGCGGTGTTGGCGTCGTGCTCCAGGCCCGTCACAGTTGCATGGAAAGCCGAGGCATTCAGAAGGCCGGAACTATCACGGTCACCTCGGTCATGCGTGGCGTCTTCCGCGACAAGCCTGAGACGCGTGCCGAGTTTCTTGCGTTGGTCAATCACGCAGTTGGAGGCCAGACGTTATAGGAGGGTTGCCATGCCTAAACCCAAGGTCAAAGTTTTTTTGGACAGCGGTGCCTACTCTGCGTGGACCCACAACAAGACCATCCCACTTAAGGCCTACATCAAGTTCATCAAGGACGCGAAGGATTGGCTCTGGGTTTACGTCAACCTAGACGTCATCCCCGGATCCATCGACCATCCCCGCACGAGTGAAGAGGTCGAAGCCTCGGCGCGCAAGTCCTATTCCAACCTGCAGAAGATGAAGGACGCTGGCCTGCGCCCGCTCCCGGTCTTCCACCAAGGGGAAAGCTTCAGCTGGCTCGACAAGATGCTGCGCGACGGCGAGACCTACATCGGCATCAGCAGCGCCAAGAACCTTCGCAACGAGGAACAGGAGCGCTGGCTAGACGAGTTCTTCTCGGTGGTGACCAACAAGAAGGGCGAGCCGCTCATCAAGGTGCACGGCTTTGGGTCCGCGCATATCAACCAGCTTCGCCTCCATCCCTACTATTCGGTGGACAGCGCCGGTTGGAGGATTGCCGCCGCCTACGGCAAGATGTACGTTCCGCGCTGGCCTAACTTTCCGAACGGCCGCCCGGACTATCTCAAGCCACCCGAGCTCATCACTATGAGCGGCAACCTGCAGGTGTCCAAGCATGGGCAGGATCGGCAGTTCGACTCGGTGCACTTCAACGGTCCCATGCATCAAGCTTTGATCCGGCGCTTCCTCGAGGAAGAGGTCGGCGTCAATGTCGGCATGGCACGCTACTCAGACCGCATCCGCTATCGTGCGCTCGCGGTCTATTACCAGCGGGTGTCCGAGGCCCTCGTGCATGTTCGCTTCGACCGCCACCTGCCGTTCGGAATGGACCGCGACAAGAAGGCGGTGGCGGAGCTGCTAGCCTCCAACAAGGTGCCGAATACCAAGCACCTCAACTTTGTGTTCTCGACCGCGTATGACTCCGACTGCTGCGCCGCCCTCCTAGAAGCCAAGGCCGATCTGCATCTGCTCTCGTATTATGAGATCAAGAAGCGTCCTGAGATACTGGAGAAGTATGCGATGGAGGGAAGGGTGGTCAGCAACCGACCTCCGGTGGGCGTCGAGATTGACTGGGATAATCCGCGCTATGTGGCGCACCGCGGGCGATCGATCGCCAAGCGCATTTTAGAGTTAGGGAGGCAGGAGAATGTCGGAGCCAATCTTACCGCAGGTGCTGATTAATAGGCTTGAGCAAGTCGAGCCTGCCCTGGCCGTCAACCAACTCATTCCGTTGCTGACGCACTACTGGTTCACCGGCAACCACTTGATGGCCTACAACGATCAGATCGGCATGCAGGTGCCGATGAAGACCGAGTTTCGGGGCGCAGTCCCCGGCAAGTTCCTGGAGCTACTCAAGGTCAAGAGTACGTCTACATCAAAGCATAAGGAAGACAAGATCGAATTGACCGGCTCCACCAGCGAGCTCGTGGTCAAGCACGGCAGACGCACCAACTTCAAGCTCGCCATGCTTGAACCCAACTTCGTTTTCGATATGCCTAAGCCGTCGCGCCGGGAGCCGCTCCCGGAAGCGTCGATGGAGAAGCTGATTGACGCCGTGTCCCACTGCCTCATTTCTGTTGGCCGTGACACCTCGACCATCGAGCAGCTTGGTATTACGCTGGAGCCTAAGGACAACAACGTCACGCTCTACGCCACCGACGGCGCCACCATCAGCCGCAGCAAGCTCGACCAGGGAACCATCCAGCTGGATGCGCGCGCCATCGTCCCGACCAAGTTCTGCGAACAGATGATTGCGCTCTACCGCGCCAAGAAAATACAATGCGACTTCGAAGTTGGAATTGCCGGCGAGACTAGGTACGCACTCTTCACCGCAGGAAAGACCCGCCTATATGGCCGGTTACTAGAGAGTAGAAATCCCTTGAACTTCGAGGGCACTGTGGACTACCATCTGCCTCGCGGCCACTCTTCTAAACTTGTAAAAGTCCCAGGCGCTTTACATGCAGCGTTAGAGCGAGCGTGCATTGTGTGCGACGCTCAACGCAGGCTCACCCACGTCATAATCGATAACGGCAAGATGGTGCTGAAGTCCAAATCCGACACCGAAGAAGTTACCGATGAGCTACCCTATCCGCACAACGGAGCTGGCAGGCTTGAAGTCAAGCTGGAACCAAAGCTGCTTAAGAAGGCGGAAGACTACGACAAGATGATGGTGCACGGCCCTTGCGTTATTATGTCGAAGGGCCAATCCGTCTATCTCGTATCCTGCAGTACTGCGTAGACCTCCCACCTTCTTAGTTTGCGTTTCCCTAGGACGACCAACCTAGAAGGGGAAGCTATGGGATTTTTCTCGCTCGGCGGGCGCACCGCGCTCGCGACTGCTGCTGGCTTTTCTAAGGACCTTCTGCACAAGAACGAATGCACGGTATGCCCTCTCAACGACGCCAAGATATGTAGCCCCAAGATGAAGCCGACCGGCTCGCGTGAGCCGGTCATTTACGTTCTAGGCGAGGCTCCCGGCTCGGAGGAGGACAGGCTAGGCCGTCCGTTTGTAGGCCCGTCCGGTAAGCTGCTGAAGCGCTACCTGAAGCCGGAGGTGCAGGAGCTAGTCCGGTGGGGTAACGTGATCCGCTGCTACCCCGGCAAGGACGCTACCCCCGGTCCGATCGAGACCGAAGCCTGCCGCCCCTCGGTCATCCGCGACATCGAGGCCACGCAGCCCGAGGCCATCTTCGGGTTTGGCAACGTCCCGCTCAACTGGCTTATAGGCGAGACCGGGATTAGCAAGTGGTGCGGGCGGCGCATCCCGGTCAAGGTCGGCGAGCACGTCTGCTGGTACTACCCATTCCTGCACCCGGCTGCGATCCTACGAAGCAAGCCGGAATATCACCCCGGCCCGTACCAGTCCGAGGACGAGTTTGCGCTGGCGTTTCAGATCAAGCGCGCCCTCCGGGAGCTCGACCGCCTGCCAGCTGCCATCGTCCATGATGAAAAGGAAGCGCTGCGCGGACTGGAGATCATTACCGGGCATGGAGGCGAGGCTGACCTCGAGCGCGTCAAGGCTTTCCTAGCCGAGCTCGATGCCGAGTCTGTGTCCGGCTTTGACTACGAGACCAACGCCATAAGGCCTTATGCCAAGGCGGCTAAGCTGCTGAGCGTGGCCTTTGCCGGTAGCAAGCGTGTGGTAGGCATCGCGCTCTCCCACAAGCGCACGGGCTGGACGCCTAAGCTGCTCAGGACCGTCCACGGCTTACTAGCTAGGTTCCTCCTAAGCCGGGGACTCAAGCGCAGGCTCGTGGCCCACCAGCTCCCGTTCGAAATCGAATGGAGCGCCACTTGGTTCGGCGATGAAGTCATCTGGAACACCGGTTGGGGCGACACCGCGAGCCAAGCCTACATCCTCGACGAGCGCCCATGGACCTTGTCCCTCGAGTTTCTGATCAAGGAATACTTCGGCTTCAGCATCAAGAGTATCGACAACCTCGACCGCAATACACTCGACGATGCCCCACTAGAAAACGTCCTGCGCTACAATGCCCTGGACGCCAAGTACGCCCGTCTCGTCTTCAACGTGCAGGAGAAGCGACTCAGGGACGAAGGCCTGATGGAGGTCTACCGGCATCAACTCGAGCGCACCGTGGCAGTGGTCCCCACGCAGCTAAACGGCGTACCGATAAACGAGGAAACCAATCTAGCGCTCATGACCAAGTACGAGCGCAGGCTGGCCAAGATCGAAGGGACGATCGAGAGCAATCCCCAGGCGCAGCTGTACAAGCGCCGCACTGGGGGCACCTTCCGACCATCCGCGCTAGACGATGTTCGCCGTTATCTCGTCCTCGTTCTAGGCCTGTCCCAATTCGAAAAGAAAAATGGGATGCAGGTTGACGAGGCCACGCTAAGGGAAATCGACGACCCGATCATCAAGCTGGTTCTGCGCTGGCGGAAGACCAACAAAATCCTTTCCACCTACATCAAGCCAGTACAACGGGGGGAGGGGCATGTGCAGGACGATGGCTACATGCACCCGATTATCAGCACCACGAAAACTCGCACCTGGAGAACGTCGAGTGAGGAACCCAACACGCAGAACTGGCCTATGCGCGATCCGGCCGCGATCGAAGCCCGCACGCAGGTATCGGCTGGCCCAGGTTACACCGTCGTGGCGTTTGACTTTGCTGGCATCCAGGCTCGCAACGTGGCGATGGAGAGTAAGGATGCCGCGCTCGTCAAACATTTCCATGAGCGCTATGACATCCATACCGACTGGATGATGCGACTCGCTAAGCTAGACCCACGTTGGGCCAATCGCAGCGCGCTGGAGAAGGACAAGGCCCTCTTCAAGAAGCACCGGTATCAGGCCAAGAACAAGTTTGTATTCCCCTCATTCTTTGGCGCCCGTCCCAAGTCCATATCCCGTTCGCTCGGCATCGAGGTCAACACCGCCGATAAGCTGCAGCGTGCGTTCTGGAATGAGTTTCCCGACATCAAGGCTTGGCAGGAACAGCTCGTGCGCTCCTACTACCAGACGGGATATGTGACCGGACTAAGCGGCTTCCGGCGGCGAGCCCCTATCATCCACAACGAGCTCATCAACAGCCCGATCCAGTCGGACGAGTCGCGTATCGTCTGCGGCGCCATGGTGCGCGTCGCAAGGCTGGGCATTCCCTGCACCATGGAAATACACGACGATCTCACCTTCATCATGCCGAATAAGAAGATAGACGAATATTCGGAACTGATTATCACGGAGATGCTACGCCTCGACCTCGACTGGATCAACGTGCCACTGGAGGTGGAAATGAAGGTAGGTCCTAATTGGGGAGAGATGAAAGAGGCGGGAAAGTTTGAGTCGGTTAAGGGCGGAGGATGGCGGGAGCTCGAATGAAAGTTTGGCGGTTTTATCGTTGCATGCGACGGCTTGGCTTTTCTCGCTTCGAGGCGCTGCGATGGGCCTTGGCAAACCTGTATGCACGGCGCCAGGAGAGGGAACGACTTGAAAGGAAGGAGCTAACGTGACCGGAGCACTCGACGAGACCGACTCGCTGCATACGCGGTTCCGACCAACCCGCTTCAAGGATGTGTTGGGGAACGAGGATCAGGTGATGGCGTTCTACAACGCCATCAAGGCTAAGCGGCAGCAGACCTTCCTGCTCGTGGGACCGAGTGGAGTAGGCAAGACGACGCTAGCGCGCATCGGCTGCAAGACCTTGGGCTGTATTGCGCCGTTCGGCGTTAGTGAGATCAATGCCAGCAAGTACACTGGCGTGGAGGACATGCGCGCGGTGGAGGATATGACGGTTTACCATGCCTTCGGTTCGCCGGTGCGTGGCATTATCGTGGACGAGTGCCACAGCCTGAGTTCACAGGCATGGCAAAGCTTGCTCAAGGCCACCGAGGAACCACCTAAGCACGTCTATTGGTTTTTCTGCACCACCAACCCCATGAAAATACCGGCAACGGTGCAGACCCGGGCGATGTCCTTCAACCTGAACCTGATTGCCGAGGACAAAATCCGGGAGCTGGTGGAAAACGTTGCGGTCAAGGCTGAGATCGCTTTGCCGAAGGGCGTGGTGGGGCTTATAGCTAGAGAGGCGCAAGGCAGTCCCCGGCAGGCTTTAGTCTACCTCGAGAAGGTCCGTAGTGAGCCTGACTTAGACGCGGCCGAGCGCGCACTCGATAAGATTGCAGCTGGCGTTGATGCGATTGAGCTAAGCCGATACCTCGTCGCTGGCGGCAAGCTAAGCTGGGCTAAATGCAGCTACCTGCTGGAGCAGATACAGAAGAACGAGGAAGACCCGGAGGGCGTCCGTATCGTGGCCGTGAATTATACGCAGAAGGCTTTGCGTGGCGCCAAGAGCGACGACCGGGCGCAGTATTTGCTGCATGTGCTTAGCAATTTGTGCTCCATTCCCTACAACCAGGATAAGGGCGAGCGCTACGCCTTGCTTTGGCTCGCGGTTGGGCGCATCGTCTTCAACTAGCTCTTAGGTGGAACGGGGGACGGATGGAAAGTCAGAGGCTCGAAGCAGCCGTCTTCGGCGGGGAGGCGTCAAGGCCGCCAACTTCCCCAAAGCTTCAAACCGAAAATTGGGTGTGCCGGTTCGATCCCAGTATCGCCTCTCTTGCCCCGTTCCTCCTAAGAGCTTAAGGAGCTGCTGTCATGGTAGAGCGGCAACGACTAAATCCGCCAGTGCGGCGTGATCCGACGCCAACTCTCGTCGAGTACGAGGAAGGCCTGACGATAGACGAGCATGCGCTCCAGCGGGATTGCCGCAACCAGCCTGAGCTGTTCTATCAGATTGCCAAGGCGGTAGGACGCGCTCGCGGTGAGTACGAAAGCGCCAAGGTGGCGCACAAGCGGGTTCAGGCTGAGACTGAGATTACGATTAGGACGGAGGCGGAGGAACTGGAAGCCCGCCTCACGGAAGCTAAGTGCGCATCCCTCGTCATGGATGCGCCAGCGGTTAGGCGCGCCGCCGACCTAGTAACCGAGTGCAACGCCAAGGTTGAGACTTTGCAGGCATTGAAGGAAGCGTATATCCATCGTCGAGACATGCTCAAAGAGTTAGTCCAGCTGCATATTTCTAACTACTATGCGGACCCGGTTCGCGGCTCCGAGTCCAGATTGCGCGATTCGGCCGTAGCCGGTGTCCGCGCCAGTAGGCGCCGAGACCAAGAAAACGAGTAGGAGGTAGGCGATGGTAAATAAGCGCGTGGGTAATCTGCGCCGTGATAATGGCGGCGGTGGTACAGGCTTTGAGTACGTCCCGGCCAAGTCGTCTTTCGTTAGGCGGCAGACGGAGCGGCGGTTAGGACGGCAATACGATATCCTCTTCAAGGATAATTACCTGCACTTGAGCAAGTTGCAGGAAGGCGACAATCGGTTCCGCATTCTTCCGGCTACGTGGAAGCCGCATGATGACTTTGCCTGCGTCGTCTGGGCGCATCAGTACATCGCCGCCAACTCCGGCTCGTACGTTTGCCTTGCTAAAAATGAGGCATGGTTTGAGCCACTGGATTGTCCGATCTGCGAGGAAGCGTTGCAAGCGTCTCGCGATCAGGACGAGGAACGCGCCAAGAAGTACTCGGCCCGAGAGACGATGGTGTGCTGGGTAATCGACCGCCGCTCGCGTGAATTTGAGGACAGGCCGCAGCTCTACGCCATGCCGCCGACGCTCTACAAGGATATCTGCGGATTGATTTACGACACCGAGACCGGCAAGGCCTCGATGATCGACCACCCGACTAAAGGCTTCGATATCCGGGTCAAGAAGTCCGGTCAGATGCTGCAGACGCGATACCTGCCGATGATGACGGCCACCTGCCCGATCAATCCCGATCCGGATGTGACCAAAGAGATTTTGGCCTTCATCACCAAGAACCCGGTGCCGAAATGCCTC